CTCTAGCTACTGACTGGAGCCCAGCTCTCGAAGACACTGAGGGCCTCATCACAGAAGCTAAGGCTACTTTTGAACGGACAGCTCAGGGATTGAGAACGGACTTATCAGCTATTCAGGAATATGTCAATAAAGACGGTCAGCGACAGGAAGCTTTACAGAGTTACACTCGTGAGGAAAGCGCAAAACAAGCGACGGCTTTACGTGAGCTTGTTGCGAAGGACTATGTAGGCAAAACGACTTATCAAGAAGATGTGAAGGGTATCAATCAGAAGATTGAAGCTGTTAAAACTAGTGCGAATAAAGAAATCGCTAGTCAAATCGCAAGCTATCGTCAATCGGTAGATGGTAAGTTCACGGATATTTCAAGTCAGATAACTACTTATAAGCAAGATGTGGGCGGTCAAATCAGTGGTCTATCAAATAGACTTACAAGCAGTGAGCAAGGAACCACTACTCAGATTTCAAATCTTTCAAATCGGATAAACAGTAACAAACAAGGCACAGATAATCAGATTTCAAATTTAAAGACTCAGGTCGCTACAAACAAGGATAATGCTGACAGCCAATTTGCGAATGTGACCAATCAACTAGCACAAAAAGTAGAGACTACTGACTTCCAGCGTGTCAAAGAAACCAGTCAGCTTTATGAGCGGATTTTAGGCAATACTGAAAACGGGATTGCGGATAAGGTTGCTCGCATGGCCATGACCAATCAGCTATTTCAGGTTGAGGTGGCAAAAAATGAAGGTCTGAAAACTGTTCAAAGACAACTTGCTGACTCATGGTCCGTTCAGAACATCAACTCAGCTGGAGATATCATCTCTGGAATTAATCTTGGTGCTGACGGTCGCAATAGATTTATAGGAAAAACATTTCACATAACTGGCGAGACCTTAATTGATAATGCAGTTATCAAGTCGGCTATGGTTGATAAGCTGAAAACGGCCAATTTTGAATCTGGTTCGGTCACGACTAAGATATTAGACGCTGAAGCGGTCACGGCCGATAAAGTGAGATTTGATGATGCGTTTATTGGGAAAATGATTGCAAATGAAGCTTTTATTGACAAACTAACTTCTAAACAGATTTTTGCGACAAAAGTCGAGTCGGTTGTTTCTAGTTCAACATTCCTGGAAGCCTATCAAGGCCGAATCGGTGGATTTACACTTGGTCAATTTGACCAGGGTGGCGGTCGCTGGATTTCTGGTGTCAATCAGTTTTCGGTTGGTATGGGTAATGGTGCCGGTTATGGAGTCCGGACAGCTTTCTGGGCGAACTGGGGAAATAATTGGAACTATGCCGGACCTAAAGCATGGAACGTCAATACCGATGGCAAAATGTACTGTAGGAATGAAGTCGGTTTTTATGATCAAGTGGATTTTTCGAATTCATCGAGAGCAAACTTTTATGGGACTACTACTTTTTCTCGTTCTCCTGTGTTTTCAAATGGTATCGAACTTGGAGAGAAAGACGTCTTTGGTGATGGTTGGAATCCTAAAGGTGGAAGGAATGCGGTTGTTTGGTGGAATCAGGTCGGTAGTGGTAGCGTGAAGTATTGGATGGACCAAAAATCAGACAGACGCTTAAAAGAGAACATCACAGATACAGCTGTGAAAGCCTTGAACAAAATCAACAGATTAAGAATGGTTGCATTTGATTTCATCGAAAGTAAGAAACATGAGGAAATCGGTCTAATAGCTCAAGAGGTTGAAACCATTGTTCCAAGAATTGTCTCACGAGATCCTGAGAATCCAGATGGCTATCTGCATATAGACTATACCGCTTTAGTGCCTTACTTAATCAAGGCCATTCAAGAGTTAAATCAAAAAATAGAAAAATGGAGAAAACAATAGCATGAATAACAACATGGATGCAGTAGTAAATCAGTTAACACTTGATTCACTGACTAAAAAACTAGCAGTCAGTGAGCAAGAATCAGCTAAGAATGAGGCTCTTTATTTGTATGCAGCAAGTGAGCTACATACGATGAAAGAGGTCCTAGAATATGACCCAGCTCTAAAAGAGCTATTTGAAGAAACACAAGCTAAAATGAAAGGAACTAACTAATGAATTACGAAGTAGCAATTAAACCATATCTTAAAGGTACAGAAAATGTGACAGTTGTCGCAATTAAGATGGAAAACAACGGACGCTATAGCTATGAGCAATGCGAGTTGCCAGGCGACCATACGCAGGACAATGAAGCGACCTTGGTTCAAGCAGTGCTGGACCATATCCGCACTGAGCTTGACCCAACTAGCGCCATCGTGCAAGCGCAAGCTAAACTGCAAGAAGCTGAACAGAAGCTGGCTCAGACAGAAGCGAAACAGACGGCGACAGACCAAGCAGTTAAGCATAACCAAGAAGAAACAGACCGCTATGGTAAAATCATCCATGCGGTCGTTTTAAATGCCGTAGCAGGCAAGACAATCGCCTATGGAACCAACTACAAGGAATTGGTTGAGTTGATTCCACTTGCTGAAGTTGGTAAACGCTACATGGCACATGACTTGATTACTCTTGAAGATCCCGCGCATGTTGAGGTAGACGGAGAAGGCAAGCGTATCTTGGTTCAGTTGAACAAGGAATTTACTTACAATGGCGAACCAGTCAGCGACTTTGCCCGAAATGGTCGCCTTGAAATGGACGGAACAGGCACAGCATGGAAGTACGAACCTAAAGAATAGAGGTGATTTATGGACGTCTTACAATCAACAGAGCATTTCTTTATGAACGTGCTACCAGTTGCCACGCCGATTGTCGTGGCTTGGTTAGGATATAAAATGCCGAAGAAGACCAAGGAACAGACAGACCAAATCATTTCAGAATTGAATGATGTTAAGAAACAAATCAAAGATGTCCAGATTACTGCTGACGAGAACAACACCAAAATTGACGAAGTACAGGCAAAGCTAAAACTACACGACGATGCGCACCTTGTTACGATGAGGATGCGCCTTGATCGTGATATTCGCAGGGCTATCCGTCGTGGTTTTACTACTAAGGATGAGTTCTATGTAGTGGAGAACATGCACAATAGCTACAAAGCTTTGGGTGGGAATGGCTACATTGACCACTTGTACAACAATTTTGAAGCGTTGCAGATTAGAGATGACATCTTAGTCGAAGATGAGAAAGGGGCGCAGAATGGTCTATAATCTCAATACGACCAATCTTGCTCAAGTGGATGGCGGTTACCTTATCAAACAGGGTGATGTGGCTTCTACCTTTGGATTTGTCCTCTTAGACGAAGATTATCGAGTCATCCCCTCTCTTGAGGGTGATGTGGCGGTCGTTAGTCTGACTATGGGCAAGTACCAATGGAAGAAGAGGGTAGCTGTCACGAACTCAAGCGTGAATTTTAATCTGGACACTATCTTGCCAATCGGAAAATATCGCTTAGAGATTAGCGCCGGTGGGTATATTTTCCCAAGTGACAAAGAGACGCATATCAAGATAGTGGCTT